AATGGCGGAAATTAAAGAAGGTAAAACGAAATACGAAGGAAATATATTCACAATTTGGCAAACTGATTGGAATCTCTTCGTTGAGTATAACATTCAAGATACAATACTTGTTGAAAAAATGGATAAGAAGAGAAAGTTTGTAAACCTCGCTATTAAGTTGGCAATGGAATCAATAGTTCCGGTTGATAGATGTATGACAACTACGGCTATCGTTGAAGGATATATTCTTAAAACTATCCATAAACAGAATAAAATAATGTCGGATAGGGTTAAAGAAGATGCTTGGGAAAAAGATGACGATGACGACGATGAATTAGAAGGTGCGTATGTCGAAGCACATCCTGGTTTTTATAACTGGTTAATGTCTTTTGACGTAGAGTCTCTATATCCTCATATGATTATGATGTATAATATCAGTCCAGAGACGAAGTTGTCTTCAGAAGATATTAAGAACATGGACCCGTCTGAATATATCAAAACTCCTGTTGAAGGTGTGTATTACAAAAAGAATGTTGAAGGTATAATTCCAAAAATTGTAGAAACTATTTTTAAAGAAAGAAAGTATTACAAAGGATTAAAAGACGAATCAGAAAAACAAAAAAAATGGGACGAATATGAATATTATGATGGAATGCAGCATAATAGAAAAATTTTAATTAACTCAATATTTGGAGTTTTTGGTGCCGAAGTATTTCATTATTTTGATATAGACAACGCCTCAGTTATTACTGCTGGTGGAAGAGAACTAATCAAATTCTTATCAACAAATACGAATGATTATCTTAGAGATTTTCTACCTACTCGTATTAGCAAATATTACAATACACAAGATGTTGTGCCTTTGAAAAAAACAATACCATATGTAGTTGTAATAGATACGGATTCGAATTATATTAACATAGAATCATATTACACACAAATCAATCATGGAATGTCATTTATTGATTTTGCTAATGATTTTGACCATCGTATTTTGACACCATTCTTTAATAAGTTGGTTGATATTTATTGTGACAAATATAACATCCCAAATAAAATCAACTTCAAGAGAGAAAAGATTATTACTAAGATGTTCGTCCAGGTTAAGAAGAAATATGTTTGTCAGATTATTGCTAATGAAGGTGAAGTTTACGACAAACCTAAGATTAAGATTACTGGTTTAGAAACAAAGAAATCTGACTTGCCAGGGTTTTGTAAAAAAGGATTGAATGAACTAATTGATGTAATGTTTGATGGAGAACGACCGGACGAAGAAAGAATGGTTGAGATAGTTCGCAAGTATCAAAAGATTCATAAAAATTCCCCAATTGAAGAAATAGCAATTCCTAAAGGTGTAAAAGACTATAAGAAATATGCTATTGACTTTAGTAAAGGAATGATTTACTTACCATCTACTCCTATTCACAATCGAGCAAGTATCAATCATAACTATATGGTTCAGAAATACAAATTGCCGTATAGAGAGATTGACGATGGAGCTAAGGTGAAATATTTGTTTGTGAACCAGACAAACGAACTTCACCAAAATGTAATTGCTTTTGATGATGAATGGCCAGATTTGTTTGATAAGAAGTTCACAGTAGATAGGGATACTCTGTTCACAAAAACGTTCTTAGATATCAGCCAGAGAATGTTCGACGCTCTTGGGTTCAGAAAAATCTCCCTAAAAGAGAATAAGATGGGTAAGTTTTTGAAGAAACAATGAAGTTTAAATTAATATGTAAAAATGAACAACCATATTTTTTATTTGAGGATTCTGTTTCGTATAGAATTCCTATAGATAATTATATCCAATTATCCAAGTTGGTGACATGTAAACCAACCGATTGGATTTGTGTTGATTATAAGAGCTGGGATGTTTGTAAAATAAATGGAATAGTGTGTAAAGGAATCAGATTCAAATACTTAATTCAGGCACCTATAACCGATATAAACAACCAAAACCTTAGATGGTTTGGTTGTTTTTTTGATAAATATTACAAAGTTCCAGAGGTAAATATGAATTTTAGAGAATATGTTGAATTGAATGAAATAGTCGCAAAAAATATGGAAATTGAATCGGATTGGTATACGCAGAACAGAGGTATGAAAACAACAAATATCCACATTCAAGGAACTCATACAGTTGTTGATACAAACAAAACAAAACCAGGATACGAAAATTTCAAAGTTGAATTTTGGTTAACTCAGCAGACAGTTGTAGAACCACCTGTGTATTCCTTCAAATTTTATTTTGACCATCCGACATCGGGATATGTAACAAAACAAACATCAGCAAATCAAGTTGAAGCAACTACACTATTTCCAGTAGTTCAGACAATATTTGAAAAATTTATAGACATGGTTGATGACGACAGTATAATACATTTTATTTCTGATTTGTCGGAGAAAAGTCGTATTAGGTTGTATGATAGGTTATTTTCTAAATTACCAACAAAATTTTACAAATTCGATAGTCAGTCTATAATTTCTAAAGATGATGATTGTAAACACTACGCATTCACCAAGTCAAAGATGGTTTACGATTGTATTACCGATGGTAGTTGTGTAATAAAACAAAAACCGTTACCTAACCCAACAACAAATTAACCTACATTTCAGCTTCCTAAATATTTCAAAGCCAGAAGGTGACTTTTGGCTTTTCCAATGTTAAAATAAGATAAGAAGGAAAGAAACACATGGCAAAAGATAAAAATTCTCTCGTAGAAAAGTTTTTGAAGAACAGTAAGCTGAAATACACAAAACCGCTAAATCGGTCTATCCTGACAGAAGATATAGAATCCATTGTCACGGATGTTCCGGCACTAAATATTGCGTTTTCGGGAAAGATAGATGGTGGTCTCGAACCAGGATTTCACCAAATAACTGGACCATCAAAACACTTTAAGTCGTCGTTTGGACTGGTTTTCGTATCATCATTTTTGAAGCAATATGATGACGGTGTTGTTTTGTTTTTTGATTCGGAATTTGGCGCAAGTATGAAATATTTTGAACGATTTGGTATTGATGAAGATATGCGTGAACGTGTCATTCACTTACCATTTGAAAATCTTGAGCAACTTAAATTTGAATTGGTTGGACAACTGGATGCGATTGAACGAGGTGAGCATATTATGATTTTCATCGATTCAATTGGGTTGTCTGCATCTAAGAAAGAGTTGGACGATGCTTTGGCTGAGAAAGGTTCTGCTGATATGTCAAGAGCAAAACAACTTTCTTCTATTGCTCGTATGATTACTCCAATTCTAAGTATCAAGAAAGTTCCTTGTCTTGTTGTGAATCACGTCTACAAAACACAAGAAATGTTCTCTAAGGATGTTGTGTCAGGGGGGCAAAAGTTGGAACTTTCAAGTCAAACTATCATAATTTTGTCTCGTTCCAAAGAAAAAAATAATGATAATGAAGTTACTGGTTACACATTTAATATGAAAATTATGAAGTCCAGAACGGCTAAAGAAGAGACCCGAGTTCCAATTACCGTTTCTTGGAATGGAGGTATTCACCGTTGGTCAGGAATGACGGACATCGCCTCGGCCTTAGACGTGATTGAGGAAACTAAGATTAGCCGCTCAAAAGCATTCAAGTTTGTTAAGAATGATGGAACTGAGTTGATAGTTAAAGCTTCCGAACTTGATACCCATGATGTTTTTTGGCAAGCTGTCCTAAACGAATCAAACCTACGGCAGTTAATAGAAAACACATATACGGTTGGTGGAAGTGGAGCAAAAGTAGAACAACTAATGGCAGACGAATAAAAAGATGGGGGACTTTAGGTCCCCTTTTTGTTTTTCCAATGTTATAATAAAGATAGAGGTAGTAATGAGCGACGAACTTGACCCTACATTTTATGAAAAATTACTCATCAAATACATGTTCATGGACAAAGAGGTTAGGGAAAAACTTATCCCATATCTTACCGTAGATGTGTTTGATGATAGTGCTTGTATTGATATTGTTAAACTTATCCAAAAACACATGGAAGAATATCAAAAGTTTCCATCAGCAAAACAATTGAAATTAGTAATGGATGGGTCTACTTGGAATGAACTTGTAGATATTAGCAACATAGACACAAGTGAATATGACAAAGATTTTATTCTTGACCAATTAGAAGAATTCTTTAGAAACAAATTAGCAAATGAAGTCATCTTAGAAGCCAGAGATGGTTTGGTTAATGATGATAGAGCTAAGTTAAATGCTGCTCCAGATAAACTCAGAGAAGCATTAGCATTTACATTTGATACTAATATTGGTCTTTCAGTTCTAACAGATGCGGAACGTATGTATAATTCTTTACATGATAGAGATAAAGTTGTGTCAACTGGATTACAAACATTAGATGATTTGATTGAAGGTGGATTTCATGAAAAGAGTTTGAGTTTGGTTTTGGCGGAATGTGTTACAGAGGATGGTATGGTTAGGATAAGGACTAATCCCAATTCAAAATCAAAAATCCAAATAGTTTATAATTTAGGTGATGTGAAAAACATCAGAGTATGTGTTAATGGTCAGAAAACTTGGTCATATTGTGAATGTAAGATATCGGACATTCTAAAATACTCGGAAGGATATGATGTAGAAATTGATTCTCCGGATGGGTATGTTCCGGTAACACATTATATTCATAAGGGAGAAAAACAGATTTGGAAAGTTGAATCTGAGAATGGGTTCGAATTTGAATGTAGTGGTAAACATGTTGTTGATACAAACAATGGTTTGAAATTTGTTGAGCAGTTAACAACTTTTGATAAATTACTAACGGTCGATGGTTATTCTAATTGTAAAACCACACAGATGGGATATTCAAAACCAGTTATAGATATTAGAGTTGAACATGTGAATCATAGATTTTATTACAATAATGTTTCAGTAAAAAATTCAAATTTAGGTAAGTCGCTTATTAAATGTTCACTTGCTACCAATTCTCTTCTTCAAAATAAGAACGTTTTATATCTTTCTTTAGAGATGTCGGAAGAGAAAATATCAGAACGTGTATTAGCAAATCTATTTGATATCAATCTTTCTGATTTGAAGATGCTGGATAAGAATAAGTTTATGGTTAAGTTGCAGGAGCACCAACAAAAACTTGAATCCAATTTCTATGTTGTTGCGTATCCTCCAAAATCTATCAACGCAAATAGAATTCGTTCCATTCTAAAAGAGCTTCAGTTAAAAAAGAAATTTGTTCCAGACATCATTTTCGTTGATTACCTTGGATTGATGTCCCCAAATGCTACTAACAAAAATTCAAATACTTATTCAGAACAAAAAACAATTTCGGAAGAGTTGAGAGCAATCGCAGTTGAGTTTGGAATGCCAATTGTTTCCGCAGTCCAGACTAATAGAAATGGCTTTGGTAATGCGGAACTTGACCTTACTGATATTGCTGATTCTGTGGGAACGGTAGCAACAGCTGATATTATTTTTGGTGTTACTCAGACTCAAGAGATGCGAGATTCTGGAAGATATTCATTTCTTCTTCTTAAAAATAGATATGGTGAAAATAAGAAGAAGAGGTATATTGGTGTAGATTATCCTAAGATGAGAATCTACGATGTTAAAGATGATTCTAATGAAGACCGAACTATTCCAAAGGCTCCTCCAGAAGAATTGGTTTCGAATCTGATGCGGAAAGATAGACAGAATGGCAAAGGAAAGATAATAAATTTTGAATAGGGGTAAATAATGGAATTAGAGCAAGAATATTCAGAACATCTTCAAAATCCTGAGAACACTCTTCAGTTTTTAGAAAAGATAGCAGTTAAGAAGGATTTTTGGGTTCAGAGAGATGCTGAATCAGAACAAGTTAAAAAGATAGCTAAGGAACAATTATATGGTGAAATTAAGAAACACAATATTGACATGGACGTGGTATCTAATGGAAAAAAGGTTGGTAATGACAACTTTCATAGATTCAATTTACTTGTTCGGCGTCTTAATAGGATAGAATCTATTTCTCTGTCAGATATTGCTTTTTATATGGAAGAAGATTTGTTTGATTTCAAAGTTGTTCTTTTGTGTCTGAATGAAGAGAATATTTATTTGTTGAGAGAAGAACTTGTTAAACGTTTCAATTACAAGAAGAAGAAAACTAAACTAAAAGAATTCATGGAAGAAGAGGATGACGAATAATAGACTTTTGTCGTTGTTGTTAAATATACAATATTTTATGATTGGTAAAGAAGAAAATCTTTTCAGGAATCGCTTTTTTAGAATGATTCCTGAAAAGAGACTCGGACAACTAAACATGATTCAATCGTTTCTTAACAACAATTATTTCACACCAAGACAATTGATGTTGTATATCCTTTACAATTCAATTGCTGATAAAAAGTTCCAAACCAAAATCAACTCTTGGGACTTTAAGCACATTGATGAAATTTCAAAGCTGTTCACCAGAAAACGCCTTGAATTGGACACCGAGTTGATAAATGGTTTAATTGAAAAATCCGTGGTAAAAAATCTTTTAGACACGGTTATACTAAATAGTAGTGGAGAGATGATTGCGCTTGAACTAATAAAAGCAAAATACATTTCCCCTATCTTTGTTATTCGGTTCAAGGAAATGATTGCCAAAAAATCCGAACCTTCTGAAGAAACTGAAAGAATGTTAAGAATAATAAACGCAATCGAGCAAGTGTTAAAAACCGATTTAATATAAAACAAGAAAGAAACAGGAGAAAATAAAAATGGCAGAGAGAAGAAAGTTTAATTGGAGTGCTGTTGCTGAACAAATGCAGACTCAGGCCAACCCACAGAAGAAGAATTCTGGAGACGAAGACACTCGTTTCTATAAGCCAAAGATTAAGGACGATGGAACATTCGAAGCAATCATTCGTTTCCTACCATCACCTGACACCGACCTACCATATGCGGTTCTTTACAATCATGGATTCCAGGGTCCAGAAGGCAAATGGTTTATTGAGAATTGTCAGAAGACTCATGGTGAAGACTGCCCTGTTTGTAAGCACGCTTCAAAGGTATGGAGTTCTGGTGATGCGGAAAATGCTCGTCGTCGGTTTAAGAAGATGAGTGTGTTCTCAAACATTCTCATTGTTAAAGACCCCCAGGTTCCAGAAAATGAAGGTAAGGTATTCCTTTATCGTTATGGTAAGAAGATGTTTGAGCAGATTAAGGCAAAGATGATTCCGGCTCAGGGAAGTATCGATGAGCCAGTAATGGTTTTTGATTACGACGAAGGTGCTAATTATAAGCTGAAGATTAAGA